ATATTTTTTAATGTGAATAAGTTCGTTTGGTCTTTGATCTGTTGTAACTGGATTTACTGTTTTTTTATCTTGAAAGTTTTTAAAGAAAACAACTCTTTGGTTTACAATCTGAACATAGCCATCACGCATACGTCTTACACGAACAGTTGTTGCAGGGATATGACCAATGTAGCCAATCTCTCCAGTATTCTTTCTTCCAATTTCAATATATCCATTTCCAGTTGCTTCATAGTCTGTCATTGCTTTTTCAAGAACATGGGTAAAAGTATCTTCATCATTTAATTCTTCAAGCCAGTTTGCAAGGTCAGACTTTGCTCTTTCAACTTTTCTTTGTGCTCTAACTCTTTGGCTTGTATCCTCAATTTCTTCTATTCTTGCTTTAACAATATCAGACATTATAAAACCGTATCCAAGACCAACTGTATTTGCAACCTTTGCATTAACTGCAGCGTGGTTTGCAAATGAATTGTCAAAAAAGAATGCTAGTTCATCAAGATTGTAAGGTGGTAAAACAACATCAAAAAGACCGTAGGCTGTGGTAATGTCTTGTTCTGGAAATAACTGCTTAGACTTTGCACCGTCTTGACCAGTATAGGCTTTATTCATTCTTGTGATTCTACGTTTAAAGTTTGCATCTATGCCGTCAAAAACTTTTACAAGATCGGCTTCGGTCATAAAGTCATCTGTTTTATTTGCAGTTGGCTTATTTTTATCTAAATTATCAATTCTAGCAATAACTTCATTATTCATCTCCATGTGCCTTTAGCCCCTTTGCAGCATCAGCAAAAGCACCAGTGTCAAATTCACTTGGTATGTACCCTTGCTTCATTCTATCAATTTGAACAGAATGCTCTTCATCTGTAATTCTTGTTACCCCTGCCATAAACCTTGCTTCTCCTGGACCAGCACCATAGTGTGCTGCAGCTTGAGTAATTCTATTAATAGCAGCTATGTCATATTTTCGGGCTGGAATATTCATAAAACTTCCATTACCGTCTCCAAATATTTTTCCTGTTTCTGTTTTCCAAACATATATTCCGTATTCAGCACTGTCTTCTACGACTCTTACTTTTGGCTTGTTTGGCAGTTTTTGTAATCCTTCTATATAATCCATGACATCATTGTACCATAAAATATCGTTTAAACCAAAAATACGTCCCAGGTTACGTCATTTATTACCACAACAGAGTCTTGACTAACACTAACTACACTCTTGTCATTAACAACTCCAGAAGAGAGACCAGAATAGGTGTTAAAAATTTCTTTTGCATCTAAAGAGAGAAGACTTATTTCTTGCGATTGCTCATTTAAAATTGTAGCCCAAGAAGAAGATGCAGACCAATACTGCCAGCTTTCATTTATAGCAGCATTAGTTTCATTATCAATATTGTCTGAAATTGTTGACCAATCATCATAAACAGAAAGGTTTTGCTTAATAGAATTTAGTTCTACAAAACTTGCAACATTATCTACTTTTACTCCAGAATATATTTCTATTTCTCCAATAGATGCGTCTAGGTAAATTGGATAGTGGTCTTCTGTAGGCTCTTTTTCAAAAGATATAGCAATATAATTCCAAGTCAATGGCTCAATTACTATTTTATTAACTAAATTTCCGTTTAAAAAGAATCTAGTGTTACTAAACTCTGCACCACTGCTGGAATTAAAAATATTTAAAAAGGCTCTTTTACCATCATCTTCAGGATTTAAAATAATGTCATATGAGTCATCAGAACTAAATATTTTACCAATTTTCTTTCTCTCAGTAAATACGTTAGATTCGTTATACATTAAAAACATTTGTAATCCAACTACCTCTTGATTAATTTTTAGTGAATCATTTATTGGAATAGCAATTCCTTTTAATAAATTTTCATCTACATCTGGCAAAACTTCTATTCCAGAATCTCCAGCTAAGTATAAATACGGGGATGATTCAGTATTGATAACTATTGGGATATTTCTTTTATAAACATACTGATCTTCATTTTTAACTATTGGATAGAACTTTCCCCCACTAGGGGTATTGATTGAATAGAATTGTCCTTCATCAAAAGATAGTGAAGCAAATCCCATATTTTTAATCTTTACATTCTCTGTATTTACTCCCTTAGAAGAAACTTCAATATGAACGGTTATGTAGTAGTTGGTGAAACCAGATATATCTTTTGGTGGATAGATAATAGTTCCATCATTAATCTTATACTTTGTATTTTCTGAAGAAGTAATTTCTCCTAAATCTAAGATTTTATTCATTCCAACGTCTTCTACATTTGTAAACTGAGTATATACTACCTGACCAATTTCAATAATATTTTGTAATGTTACATAAACTTTTGTTGACAAAGAATCTTGATAATTTGAGGATGTTTCATTATACTTTGAAAATATTGAACTTGGTGTGTCAATATTAAATTGTAATAAATCTAAGTCATACTTTATTTTTCCGTCAGCCTGGGTTATATACTTTCCAAAATAAGATAGTGGTATTGAATTTTCCCAATACCCTGAGACTCCTACATCTAAAATTATTGAAGTGTTTGTTTCTTTTGGCAGTAAGGTATAAGATCCAATGTATTCAAAAAGGTCTTCATTAAAGTTTTTAATTGCTATGCCAGATGAATTAAATATTTGAGAGCCATCTTTATCTGTAAAGAAATCATTGTTAAGTGTTAAAGAAAATATTTTTCCACGAAAGGTTTCTTCTTGATTTCCTGCAAAGTTTAAAGAAAGAGATTCTGGTCTTGAGAAAAAAGATCCAACAGTTGAGTAATATGTTTGCTCAATTTTATCAAAGTCAATACCTACTGCAAAGTATGAGCTTGTATCAATAGATGCTGAATTTAAAATAGTTTCATTATAAATATACTGAATACTTCCAGAGTTTATTGCTACTTCAAAAATATTACCATCAAAATTATTTGAAATATACATTAAAGATTGCCTTGTTGAAACATTGTTTGAAGATTTAAGTATTGAGTGTATAGACCTTGTTTGAGAACTTGTTTGATTTAATTTTGAAAAATAAATTGTTCCATAAGAGTTATTTGTTGCATATGTACTATTTGGATCCATTAAAATAAAAGGATGTTGTTCATTTTGTATTGCATAGTTTTCTTCATAAAAACCTGAAGTAACTAAAGATTTTTGAGAACTTGTTGATGCTGAATTGTTATTAAATATAATCTCTGGCAATTGATATTCTGGCAAAGTAATGCCTTTATCATCAGCCACAAGGTTATTATAGAATCCATCATTCCATTTGCTTCTATCTGGATATTTTATTGTAGAGCTATAGCCAGAAAATGGAAAATCTACATACGATAGTGTTCCATTTTTTGATGCAATAATGTTTTCTTGTTCTTGAACACCCTGTCCAAATACATATCTTTTCTTTGCAACTTGCTCTGCAACAGCGTATGGAAATATTGAAAATGAATCTATTTCAAAAAGATATATAAATTCATTTGTATAAAATCCTAAATAGTCTTCATCTTCTATTGGAAAAGTTGAAATCTCTAATGATTCAATTGTAATTGATATTACCTTCTCTCCATTAATCATTAAGAATATTTCATTTTGGCTCTGGCAAAAATGAACTAGCATTGGTCTATACCATTTTCCAATAAAGTAAGACTTAGAATAATTTCCAACATTTACAGTTATAAAATCTCTATCAACATAGACCCCATCTTCTGATGCAAGTGGACCAAATATTCTTTTTCTTGTAAGTGTTTCAGGATTAATTCTTAGCCAAAACTCTGCTGTAAGTGTTTTATTAGATCCAGACTGATTTAAAAATCCTTTTCCAGGGAATACTAGTGACGGGATTTTATAATATTGTTCATAATCTAAGTATGAAAAAGCATTTCCTCCATCAAAAAACTCTGAGTAAGATGATGAGGCAGAGCCTCCATCAAACAATAATTCTTCTAAAGAAGACGCATCAATTTCTGAATTATCAACAACAATATTATTTCTATTTATTTTGATATTTCCAGAAGACCCGTAGACCATTGGAATAGATGATAGATTTGCAAAAAGAAAATTGTTTACAGATAAAATGTATCCGTGATCTGATTCATCGTTAAAACCATACGGGTCTATAACAATACTTTTCATTTGTCCAGGGTAGTCTATTAAGGAGCTAATGTTGTTTGGCAACACAGTTACTGATGCACTAGAAATTCCAGTACTTATTGAATTATAAGGCTCAGACCATTGTCCAAGAGATACTCCGTTGAAATAAATAGAAGACTCTACCTCAAGTGCATCAACCGCTGGATCAAATACAACTCTTATAAAAGGAATAAAACTTATTCCATCTGTGCTTTCAGTATGAGATATTTTTTCCCAGATGTTTGTTTTTAAAAATGAATACCTTGTAAATAATTCTTGTCCATCTACAACAAATCCTATGTCTGCATATAAAATAGAAGTTTGCTCAGGAATATACATATAATTAGATACACAAACACTTCCTTTATTTGGGTCAAATTCTGAATAAGATACAGAAGATGATAAAGATAACTTAAACTCTACTGTCGCTGCTGAGGCTGTAGCAAGATATATCTTATTTACATCTAAATCATCAAAAGGGTATCCAGACAATGTAAAAGCAGAAGCTGAGCTAATAGCATTATTAAATGTCCAATAAGGACTTTCTATCTCTTTTTCTAGGTCTGAAATTAAAGAAACAAAATAATTTGGCTCATCCATCGCCCACAAAGCCACTGGATGCTCGGCATAGACTCTTGAAGCATAAAGACTTGAACTTGTATAGGACATAAATTACCTCTACCCTATTTTATCATAGAGCTTAGCTTGTAATGTCTACAATTTCACAAGATCCAGCTACGCAACTTAATTCTTGACTACCAGTTGTGCCATCAGTTGTTTCATATAGAGAAAGCATTTCCCATTTAATTGAATCTGGCATCTTGTCTAAATATGAATCATATTCTTCTTTAGAAATTTCTTGGTATGGAGCTTGCTTGTAAGAGTGCTCTGTTGATGGAAGGAATGATACTCCGCCAATTGAGTCAAAGTTATCAAACACCCAAGCCCCAACACGCATCCATTCATTTTCTTCAACATTAATAGTAACACTTGGATTATGCTCTGTCCAATGGGTTCTATATGTTTTCCACATTTCAAGATGATCAATTGCAGTTAAATCTTTAGTAAGAACTGCATTCTTTGGAGCCTTAATTGGAAAATAAAATACAGTTGTCAATTCTGGCTTCATAACATCTGGTTCAAATGGAATTCCAGAGTCTTTTAAAAATTGTGTTAATGGATCTTTATTATCTGCTCTAACGCTTCTAATGTAGTATTCTGAATACCACGGGTGAATTCCAGAGGATACTCCTGTAAGCTGTGAGACTGTTCCTGAAGGCTTTACACAAGTAATTGATACTGATGGATTAATATTTAAAGACTTAGCCTCTTTATCATTTACTGAAACAGATAGATGTCTCATTTCATCAAGGAGTGCTTCAAGTGCTTTACCATTTGTAGCAGTAATTTTATTTCCATAGATGCCTGTCAAAGATACACCAAGAAGTCTTTCTTCTTCACAGTTATCTTTCCAAGTTTTTCTAATATATTTAAAGTTTGTTAAAGTTGATTGCCAAGTTCCAAGAATTGTAGCTAATCTTACTTTCTCAAGCAAGGTCTCTTTGGTATCAATTGCATCAATTACAACCTCAGTTAAATTACAAAATTCATTTGGACGAAGAAGGATTTCTCCACAAGGGTTAGTTCCTCCTACAAGACTTGAATCTCTACGACCAAACTTATCAATGTGCTTACGAACAGAATCAATGTTATAAATTCCACGCTCCCCAGACTTTGACTCATACAAATTTCTCCATTCACGAAGGAACTGTGCGGTATTTGGCTTTGAATTATATACAGCAGAATTATTTGCTAATGCTCTTTGACCATTACTTTCCCACCATTGACCACTCTTAGCTTTTGCCATTTCAAAATCATCTAGGTTGGAAAGTGAAATTAAAGCACTTCTACGAACTCCTCCAACTACAACAACTTCTCCAATCTTACACATTAGGTCGTGTGCCTCAATTGACTTTAATCTTCTTCCTGATGCAAATTTAAATGTTTCAATTGTAAAATTAAAAAGATCTACTAGTGGATCTGGACCAGATGCTCTACCACCAAATACTTTAAGTCTTGCTCCAGCAGGACGAACCTTTGAGACATCCCAGTTTGGAATCTGACCTTGGCAAAGAAGTGCAATTAACTCTTTGTAAGCCTTTGCCCAACCAAGCTTTGAATCATCAACAACTATTGTTGTGTCTGTTTGAAAGAATGACTCTGCAATAACTGGCAACTGATTTATGTACTTTTGTTCAACGCTAAAACCAACTCCAGTACCGTTCATAAGAATGTACATAGCCTCATCAAAGGCTCTAGGATTGTCTACAGCGATGAATGAGCAATTATAGGCTGCAATGTGGTCTCTTTCTAAAGCTGGTCCAGCAGTCATCAGTGCCCTCATGGATGGCATTATGTGATGATGTAAGATTGCTTCTCTAACTTCATTAAAGACTTTTGCATTTGGACTATAGCCGTGATTAAGCACAAGATGATCTCGCATAAAGTTACAATATCTGTCAACTGTTTCCTCCCACGTTTCTCTGCGATTTTCGCTTTCAACCCATCTAGCATACCTTGAGATATGGATAAAGTTGCGGTATGGATCTGTTATAGATCCGTTGGAGTCAATAAATGACATTATGTAACACGTCCTTCTGGTAAAATGAGAATAGTTATATTCTACACTAGTATTCAAGGAGAAGCAAATGGAGCTAACGATTCAAGAGGTAACTTACTATAACGATCTTGTAAAAAATAACAAAGCATTAAAAATAGAATGTCAATTTGATAAAGAGGATACAATTATTTCTAGAGTTGACAGCAGTGATAAAGTTTTCTTTTATTGTCTTGGATGTAGATCATCTTTTTATCCAGGAATTAATTTGATAGAAAGAATTAAAGGTTATATTTCTTTATCTACTTCTTAAATAAGATTTTAGAGTTTCCTGTTGACTCTTGAATATATTTTCTATTAACAAAACTTTTGTCCCCTGGCTTTTTAATTTTATCTTTTACTGAAAAAGTATTAAAAACAGTTCCAGGGGAAAAGTAAGAAACAATTCCTTGACCAATTACTAATGCATAAACTTCTTCATCTATTTCTCTTGAATCATTTGTCAAACTTATGCAAAGTGTAGGACATTTAAAATCTATATCGTACTGCTCTCTTGGAATAGATCTTTTAGAAATTTCATTAGTTTTAATTTCAGCTTTAGAACATTGATAATAAATTTTATTTGCAAGCTCTTCCATACTCTTATCATTGTTATAAAGGTATGCAAAAAATCTTTCTTCTGCTGGATATTCTGGAATAAAAAGACTAATGCATATGTCAGCATTTTGTTCGTGAACTGCTAAGTTATGAGGCGTTTCTTGTCTAATATATTTCTTTAAAAAAGTTTTAACTGGTTCTGAATATTCATCGCTTTTTATATATATTTTAGCCATACATACATTATAGCGTAAGAATTTTTTTACAAGCTTCTTCCCAATCATATCCTCTTTGCTTCATTGAAAACTTTTCAGATATAATTTGAAAGTTTTTATCTCTTTCTTCAAGTCTAACTTTTGGATCTAATAATTCTTCCATATGTTCTAGCCACTCCTCTGGAGTACTTGCAACTCTTCCAACTCCAGAATCAGCAAGTAGTTGATACTCTGGTAATGCTTGTGCAATAAAAGGAATTCCAGCAGCCCCATATTCAAGACCTTTTAAATATGACTTTGCGTGATTAAATTCAACATCTCTTAATGGAACAATTCCAACATCCATTTTTCTATATAATTCTGGAACATTTAACATTGTCTTCATTGGTTCAAATGTACAATATTTTTTATCAATACCAATTTGATCTGATGCTTGTGGAGCATTAATGACATTTCCTGCGTGGTGAAACTTTAAATGTTTCTTTTTTAAAAACTCTCCAAAGAATGGTTTTAATGTTTCTAAATCTCCAGACCTCCAGGGAGTAGCACCAACCCAACCAAATTTTGGAAGACGACCAGAGTGGTCTTTTCTCTTTATCCCCCATCTATCAATATCAATACCATTTCTTATTAAAAATATTGGCTTTTCTGGATATTTTTTCTGATAGTAATCTTTTAAAAATGGGGTAGAAGTTATTAAGGCATCTGCCTGTTCAATAATTGCAATATAGTGATCTCTATTGTTATCTGGATTTGAATCTGGATGAGTAGTTTTATATGCAAGATTAGTTTCTTCAAGACCTTCCATATGATCATCAATATCAACAACAATTTTTTGACCAAGCTCTCTTGCCTTTGTAACATGATCAACAAATCTTTTAAGCATAATTAGTTTTAAAACAACTATGTCCCATCCGTGGATTGCTTTTTCATCTGGAATTAAAATACCAAAAGCATGTTCTTCGCTAAATCCTGGTATACCAATTCCACTTTCCCAGCCATGCTCCTTCAATTGCTTCATTGGAAGGTATGCTCTATACCA